CAGTGGCGGTAGTGGAGAAGTTGCAAAGGGTTACCTACACCCAAGCGACGTTACTGCAAGCGACTTGGAGGCTGCTTACTCGGTTTACAAGGCTGCTGCACTTGAAGAGCAATTCAAGAGCAACTTGGGCAACGTCTTTGCTGACCGACTCCATAAAGAACTCCACGCTGAGGCACAAGCACAAGAGGCTGCTTCATTCGATGCACGCACTCCTCTCGCAAACATCGAGAAGGCTCTTGGTGACTTGAGTTCCCGAATCGACAACATCAGCAATGCTCCAGTACAGAGCGCTGATATTCGTAAATCCGTTTCCACTGTCGAAGTCCCGTCTACTACGGACCTTGCCAACATGGACTGGGCTGATGTACACGCATTGGCCGGGAGCGTCTTTGAGGCTTGAAGCCTGAGGGTGGAAAACAATTAGGAGATGAAAATTATGGCACGAAACTACATGAGAACAATCAACGACATGGAACGCTACTACTACGGAGCAGGAAGTTCTTCCGGCTATTCCTACAGTGGTTCAGAACTACTCAAGGCGGACGCTCCGCTTTTGAGCACCACTGCTGGTACGTACCAAGCAATCTACGGACGCAAGGTTTGGTCACAACTAAACCAAGAATTCAACGCATTCTCTATCCTTCCTAAGAAGCCTTGGGACCGAAGTGGATGGCGTGTTGTCACCGCTAAGCCTTCAAAGGCTGTTGGCGGCGGTATCGCAGAGAACGGTACACTACCTGACACCACCAAACCTACCTTCCAAAACGTCGCTGCAAAGCCAAAGACCATTGCTCACTCGTTCGACATGAGCGAAGTTGCAATCTTCCTTAACGACAAGGACGACGGTCTTGGCGACATCCGCAGTGTCTTGAAGGAAGAGATGGGTAAGCACCACGCAGAGCACATCAACGATATGCTTACTGAGGACGTCACAACCGTAGCCGGTAACGACTTTGAGTCACTTGACCGAATCACCACTGGTAACAACTCGATGACATCCGGTACACACTACGATGCAAACGATGAAGACATCTACTCCATCGACCGAAGTGCAAACACATGGGCTTTCGCTGAGGACTCGGCTGACAGTGGTTCGACAAACCGAACCCTTTCGCTCGACCACCTTGACGAAACCTTCCGTCTCATTTGGGAACGTGGAGGTAACCCTAAGGTTATGCTCACTGGATATGACACCTTGATGCGAATTCAGCAACTCCTCCAAGCGCAACAGCGTTTCATGGAAGAGAAGCGAGTTGTTCCTACTTTCAACGGTGTTAAGGGTGTACCCGGTGTCGAGGCAGGATTCATTGTTGCAACATACAACGGTGTCCCAATCATTCCAACGAAGGAGATGGCAAGCGACGGTATCAGCCGTATCTACATGCTCGATACCGACTACCTCTACTTCTGCACTGCTAAGCCAACTCAGTACTTTGAAAGCGGTATTGAGACCGGTGACCCATTCGCCATTAACCGCCTCGGTCAAGAGGGACTTTACCGTACAATGGGTGAAGTTTGGACTACTTTCTTCGGAGGTCAAGGTTCAATCCGAGACTTGTCTTGAGGGTTGATGGAGAAACAACACAGGAGATGATGAATTATGGCAACACGAACAGAAGAACACAAAGGCATTACAATTAGTTACGAAGACGGTGACTTTAGCAACGGAACAGTCGATGTCCTCTTGGACCTCGACTTGCGAACAGGAACCCCAGTCGATGAGACTGCGTGGTTGGACGGCAATTCCGGCGGAGACTATCCGGGTACCCTAACTGGTTTCCTCGCATCCAACTCTGACGGTAACGCTGCTGGCAGTATGCGATTGATAACAGTCGCATTTACACTTGCTGACGCTGATGAGCAAACGATGGTTTTCACATCAGGCGTTTCAAAGGTTATCGGTATTCTCGGTACTACTTTCGCAGTAGCCGACAAGGTACTATCTGCTACATTTACCAACGAAGGCACAGCCGCTTTCGCTAAGACTGGTGGCTCTCTACCGGGACTCACTCTTCACAGTGAAACTGCTGGTGGAGCAGGAACCGTCACAGCAATCGTACTCAACTGAGGTGAGACTTCTTGCCTACAGTAACCTACGTAGGGGCTACGGTATATCGTAAGCGCCCAGACAACAAAGACAGTTGGATTCGCAAGGAACCTGTCGAAGTCAGTCAGGAATGGCTTGACAAGTACAGAATTCCGATTTGCAGCAACCCAACTGCCTTCCTTGTCGAAGGCGACGAAGGTGTAACCGAAGACCTCGGAGAAGACGGACTACCTGATGCAGGCTGGACCAAGAAAGACATTTCTTCTTGGCTCGTCGCAAAGGGTGTTGAGTTCGGTGGCTATGCTACAAAGGCAAAACTGCTCGGACTCGTCGAGAGCACACTTAACCCTCCAGCACCTGAACCAGTGGTCGAAGAACCAGTGGTCGAAGAGGTGCAGGTAGAAACAACAACAACAGGAGATGAAGAATAATGGCAAACACAACAGCAACAATTGACCCCCGACCAACTTACTTTGGTGACCGAATAGTAGTAACAGGCAGTTATACTGCTGGTGATGGCGCTGGTGCAGTGACAATTGCACTAGCGAGTTCGCTTACCAGTATTGACGCAATCGTCGTCAATCCGAGTTCTACTTCTCCTCAACCAGTTGAAGAAGGCTCAGCAGGCGATGCATCCGACATCGTTGTCACACAGACGTTTGATTTCGCAACCTTCGCAAGCACAACGATTACAATCACTCCCGGTCAAGCGGGTGGCAATGTAGTCGCCGGAACTTTCCTCGTAATCGGTCGTCGCTGAGGTGACAACTGATGTCGGATACCAAAGTGTTTGAATTCAAACCTTCGGACGCCAAAGAAACTGGCGCAGCCGTTGCGGGAGGAGTTCAGAAGGTATTGGACGATTACACGAGCGGTAAGACTGTTGAAGGTATCACATCATACCTCATGCTGGGAAACCTCTATGTGGTAGTCGTAACCTCGTGATAACGAGGTGAAAGCATGGAGTCCTTCGGTAGCCTTGGCCTTGACGACATTAAGCGTTTGCAAAAGAGAGGCATCAGGCTCAACGAGTCGTACGGTGCCTCTGTCCGAACCGACGAAGAAGACCCCCTTGCAGGCGTGACGCTCAAGCAACGTAACCGAAACAAGAACGCAGGCGACGTACTGAACATTGGTTCAGGTACACGTTGCAAGCACTGCGGAATGCTTTACTTTTGTTGGGTCGATAAGTGCAGGACTTGTCACAAAGCAATGGACTTCAATCTCAGCAAGAAGGAGTGTTAATCGTGCCAGTTGTCTTTTCACCCGGTGAGCCTGAGACTCGACCACTCGACCCTGAGGCAATCGTGTACACGACAGGAGACAAGATTGGACAACTCCTTGGCATTGCTGCGGGTGAACCTGTAGACGGAGCGGCTGACGCAGCGAGCACAGGCTTCTACATCACAGGTACAGACTTGCGAGAGCATGGTTTTGAGAGCGGTGACGCTATCTTTGTCTACAGCGACCTCGACCCTTTGGGAACAGAATTCACAATCACTGCTCCAGCAGTTGAGGATGTAAGCGGTACCAAGTACGTCAAACTTCCAACGACCATCGCTACGCCTGCGAATTATACGACAGCAGCGAACACGGTCATTCAGAACAAAACCATCTTTACCAACGGCAAGAGTCGTGGTGTGACCAAGAACATCATCAACACACGTATCAGGGAGATACAAGACCGCATTGACAACTACACGCACAATGCTTGGCGACCTTATTTGGCAGCAGCCGAGTACATAAACTTTGACACATACAAGCCATATCGTCGTCGATATTATACGGATTACGTCGGTACAACGCCTCTTTTGTTCAGAAACGTGCAACAGATGCTTCGTATCGAAATATGGCAAGGTGAGGATTACACAGAGTTGTGCGGTGCTGAGGCTCGTGTAGAAGTCGTAGACCACAACGAAGCATCCTCGTTTACTATCTTTATGTCACCCGGAGGCGGTGGCTTTGCTAAACTCGGACAAGGGTCAGGGACACAGCAGTGGAATGCTTCGTTTAACAGAGTCACGACTGCTCAAAACATCGCTGACCTCATCAACAAAGAGAACAGGGTCAATCGTGGTAACGTAACGTTCACCACCAACGCTGACAGTCCAGACGGTACAACCTATACTTTACCTGACGGCTCATCATCGACAGGAACATCGTCAGTTCATCTTCATAACGAATTCATAGCCAGCGCCAATGCTGATTACGGCAACGGTAAAATCAAGATTACCAGTATGCAACCGACTAAGGGTGGAGAGCAAGCGACAATCGTACTGTACGACAGCGAAAAGCAGGACACTGCCATGACACTTTCACAAGTAAGCACGGTCACAAAGACCATGCAGCACAGTACTGCATCAGGTGGTACGTTTGCTGTCGCAGGTGAAACTGAATTTGCCGACTACGGTGTAGCAGTCGCAAAGAAAGTCGGTTCGACTGATGTCAGCATTATAGGATACACTGGCAAAGCGTTTGGACTCAACGTGACTGGACTTACTGGCGTGGTTTTGTTGGCAGGCGATGCTATAACAAATTCAGTAGACTACACTGTTACACAGCATAAATTCAAATTGGATTTGCGAGGTACTGACACGACGACTGTCGTAGATGCCGTTAGTGGAGAAACATCGAATCAAGGCATAGCCACAGGTGACCAAGCAAGACTTCGTGATTGGTGGATTGACCATGAGATGGGCATTGTTTATTTCAACAACTCATATCCTTTCTTTGAATGGAACGCTGTCAAGGCGACGTACATTTATGGCGAGCGATATGTCGAGAAAGCAATCGAAGAAGCGGCCACGAAACTTGTAGCGAGTGAACTGCTCATGGCTGATGACCGCAGTGTTCTGATACCAGAAGGTACACAGAACATTGACCTCGGCTCCAAAGCACAACTATGGCGTAGAGAAGCCATGGACATTTTGTCTCGCTACAAGGAAGTGGTGGCCTTCTTATGACGGCGGATTGGAAGGAACCGTTGCAAACGGTTGTTGATTTGCTCAAAGCCGATTACGATTCGGTCGCCAAGACTGGGTGGAATCGAGCCAATACGGACAACGTCAAGCCTATTGTCCTTGACATTGCCAGCGATGGGCCAGAGCGAGGTAAGCGCCTTGACCTTCAACGGCATGACTACATTCTTTGCTACGAGACAGCGCTGAACGAAGAAGTGCCAGACTTGCTGTACAACTTCGTCACAACACGAGTGAACATCACTGTCGATATGCGTACGGTCAAGAGTCGCAGTCGCCTACGAAAGATGGAAGACGAAATGAGGCGAATCATCCACGTTAGTCGAAAAGGTGACGGCGCAAACTTTGACCGCATGATTTTGAAAGTACGCACGGATTTGAGCGACAGAACCAAAAAGTTGTTCCGTCACACCTTCCAAGTAGAGGTTGTCATACTGGCGGAGTTGATACCATGAGTGGCTTTGGTGCATACTACAAGGGTGACGTTTCCGAAGTCACCATTGGTCACGAAACTGGCTTGTTTGTTGAGCACGGTATCCCTCGTACGTGGAGAGCCACGGACAACACAGACTACACTGAGATTCAATTCCGTGGTACAAATAGCATCGGTAACGCTGGTATTTTTGAAAACGCATTGCCAATTCTCAAAGTACCGCTCGGTATGCTGATTGGTCAAAAATTGACATTCCATAACAGTGGTGCTGGTGCAGGGAATTATACGTCACACTACAACACTTCGCTCAAGAGCCGTGTCTATACGATAGTAGACCACACGCTTGCATCAAATGCTGATGGTGACAATGCTACGTTCATCAAGATTGTACCGGCCTTGCAAGGTTTCAACAGCAGTGGAGGCGCACTGGACAGTGCTACAGGTGATGCTATCTTTTTCCATTCGACAGGGCTACCAACGGTACAAGGTGATGCAAACTTCGCAATGAACAGCGCAGCAGCATCGTCAAAAGAAACCAGTAAAATTGATGGCTTTGTAGGACTCGCTTCTTTCATGACGCTACCTGATACCACAGTGGATTTGCACAGTTATCACGTCGTAGGTTTGGGGCGACAGGTTGCTGTTCAACAGACAGGCAAGGTTCATCACATGGGTGGCTCGATTGAAATGCCTATGCACAACGCCAAGTGGCTCTATTACAGCCTTGGTCGAGAAGTCGTAGACAAAGACATATGCGGTTCACGAGGCCATGCTGCAAGTCCAGAAGTTACAATTTACAAAGACGTTTCACCGGGTCAAGGGCATCTTGATGTTACAAGCACTCAGAGTGGTTCTATTCGCTTCGGTGCTGTGGACGCTGCTGTTGGTGATTACATCCTCATCAAAGACACCACGCTTGTTCCTACAACCACGTACAAAACGCCCAGCAAAGGTACAGGAGGTACACAATACTGGCCTCCTGATGCTGACGGTGAAAGCGGTCCTAACTCTACACTGGCAAGCGATGCTGCACATTTTGAATGGGCTGAGAGCAGTGAATGCCGAAGAATATCAGCCATCGAAGGCTTAGGTAGCAGTCGATTCCGAATCTATGTAGACGACCCATGGCAGTTCGCACACACTACCGGTGATGATATTGAACTGCGCGAATACTCCGACGATACGTCAAACGGTAGCCCGAATGTACGAGCGAGTCGCTTTATCCAAAACCCTGTTCACCGTCTTTTGTTCTCGGCTGAAACGATTCCAAGTTTCTGTATTGAGCATAGTATCCGAACACGAGACTTGGGTTCATACAACGCTTCCAGCGAATCGACAGTTGCTCCGGGTGACGCAGGTGACACCAAGCAAATGACACGCGTCTTCAAGGGCTGCAAAGTCGTTGAGTGGGAGATGTCTTCGACAGTGGATGCTGAACTCAAGTATCGTTGTGTCTTTGACGCTCTTGCTTCGTACACAGATACAGGACGACTTGAATCAGCGAACAAAGGTGACCGATACACAGCGCACCGTATGTTTCAGAACACAGCCACGACAGAGGCTGAGCGTAAAGCCAGTGGCATCGCCAAAGGCTCTGAGAAGCCGTTCATGTTTTACAACGGAACCGTTCAAGCCTTCGACCAAAACCTTGCTTTCATCAGCGCATTTGAACTGAGAGGTAAGACAGGTGTTGAACTGTTCCACACCATACAAGGTAATCCGATTGCTGAATCGGTTGATTCTTCGACAAACATTAGCCTCAAGCAAGTACCGTACGGAGGCACGCGCAACGCAAGCATCACTCGTGAAGGACGTGAAGAGTTTGAAATGGAGATGACAGTCGCTATTGAAGACCAGAATCTTTTCCACGAGTTGCGCTCTCATAACCTTCAATCAGGCACAGTCGGTTCGACAGGTGGCACCATCATGCTAACGTTTACCAAGCCAGTGACTGCTGACGGCGCTTACGACGAAGACGAAACGCCTACGCTTAGAATCATCATCGACGATTATTACATCACAGAGTTTCCTATTCCTATGCCTGATGACAAGGGCTTGCTGTTCACAAAGATGAAGATAAAGCCTCAGAATGTGAAAGTGATAAGTATTGATGCCGATTACCATTGTTGAGGGGAGTAGTATGCCAATGCGAGTATGGACGTCTTTGAACCAAAGATGCCACTACGTTGCCTACCCCATCAACGACGAAGAAGAAGAGGGTGGAGACAACCTCTTCGACCCAGAAGCAGGAAGAGCCAGCGATGACCCGTTCGCTCATCTGAAACTGGAGGATGCTCCCGATACGGCAGTATCCGACGAGGAAGTGAGTAAGTATGTCGGAGGAACAGAAGAAGAGTGAAATAGAAATAAACGGACTACCTTATCAAATATCAGCGAAACGCTTGACATTTTTCGATATACAAAAGGCAGCACCGTTGTTCATGAATAGTAATTTTGATTTTTCTGATTACTGGCGATATGCTTTCAGCAATTGGTTGCTGTACGACGATTACTTCGACGTAGACAACCTGACTCCTGAGGAGGGCAAAGCCCTCGCTGAGTTACTACCTGACCCTTCTCAGATTATGGATTGGCTCGTTTTTCGGCCAGCGAAGTCGGCAGCATCAAACAGTTCGTTCATGGCCGACCCGTCCGCAGCAGGCTTCGCTACCAACGAGAAGGGATGGAGTACCTTCTGATGACGCATTACAATATCACTTTACAGGACGTGAGAAATTTGACAATACAGGACGCTAAGCAACTTCTTTACTGGGCGCAGGCAATGCAAGGTGAGGAACAGATGGCTGACAACGCAGTTTATTTGGGATATGACACAGTCCCTCCACTGAGGTGAGACCATGGTAGACGGAGAAATCGACCCCCGCTCAGTTGATGCGATGGAGAAATTCAAGAATTACAGCAAGGAAGCACAGCAAAATATGCAGTCGCTTCAACAACAAATGGACAAGTTTACCAACTCGATGTCCATGACGAAGATGCATACAAAGGACCTGACTGAGTCGCTGCGTAACATAGGTAACACACAGCCCTTCCAACAGATGGAAGAGTCCATCAAAGAAGTCCAAAGCGGACTTGAGCAAACCATGAATCGCGCTCAGGCTCCTGCTGGTCCTGCTAACCGTGAGCGCATTACGCCTGTCAATGAAGGTGCGAGTGCACCCAACGTTACCGTCAATCTCAAGATTGACGTGAGCGGTGTCACAGACAAGACAGACAAGCGTACGCTTGCGAAAGAAATCAGCGCCATGGTAACCAAAGAATTGCGAACAAAGATGGGAGGCTCATTGACCCAAAGCGGGTTCAATAGGAGTGGTTAGATGGTCGATGAAGGAGAGCGAATGCCAATCCGCTTGGTGCAGGAAAACGGTGACACTATCTCGCTTGATGCAACGAGTGTTGATATTGTTGTCGCACGTACACAGAGCAACTTCGGCATTCCTTTCTATGACGCTAAGAAAATGGGAATCGACCTCAATCAAGCCAGCGTGAACATCGAAATACAGGGTGTACTTGCCGATGATGATGGCCAAGAACAGACCGCTCAAGCAACAGCCACGCTTGATTTTTACCAACCCCAGCAAATCGTAAGTTGGGGTCAGCCCATCAACCCCGGTAGCGGTGGGGTAAACACCGGTCCAGTTGCGTCTGGCTTCAACATGACGGGTTCCACAGCAGGTGTTGCAGCGAGTGTAACAGGCATCGCAAGCGGTATCGGATTCGGTGGTAGTTATGGCGGTGGAATGGGCGGCAGTCTCGGCGGAGGTGTTACCGATTTCAAAGACTTGGGCAACCGTATCTTACGCTATTGGCATGAAAAATACATTGACTTACCGATAGGTTACAAGGTTGAACAACGAGAAGTCCAGTTGCAAAATCCAGTACAGACCAACTTGCAAATTTGGCTCAAGGGTGATGCTCTGGCAAGCACGCTCGATACAGGTGACAGTGTTTCCAGTTGGACTGAAAGCAGCAACGGTAGGACGGCTATACAAGGTACATCCGCAGCACAGCCGACATTCAACAAAGAAGAGAACAGCATTGTCTTTGACGGCACCAATGACTTTCTTTCAATACCGTTCAGTCCGTTTGCAAACTCAGAAGAATTTACCATCTTTGTCGTAGCCAAAACAGACGACAACTCAGGTGACCAGCCAATTGTGAGTTCAATTCAAGGTACGACCGTAGGTGGAGACGCTGCTGGGTATGCATTGTTTTTCGACAGAACAAACGAACACGCTGAGGCGTATTGGCATGAAGGCTCGACGATTGAGCAAAAGGATACTTCGGGCTCTGGTAATGTGGATGTCAAGAACGACAAGTACATTGTAGGTTACATTATGAGGGATACAGACGCCGATTCTCAATCAGACGAAGTTACTGTTTCTCTAAACGGCAATATCAGAAACAACCAAACAACAACTGGTGTAGGGTATGTTCCTGCAACTTCGGCAACACTCAACATCGGTAAGGAAGGCTCTTCGTTTTTCAAAGGGCACATCTATGAAATTTTGATTTACAACAGCGACCTCACTACTGACGACAGAGAATTAGTCGAAGGCTATCTTTCTCGCAAATACAATGTCACGTTGAGCAATTCGCATCCGTATAGAAACTTCCTTTATTCAGGAGATGTGCTACATTTGCGAGTAGGATTTGACAAAGAAATGGTTGGTAGTGTCCAAGAGCCGTATGGATTTTTGAACAGAGACAGACCAACGCAGTTGTCAATTGCTCCACCTACAAGTGCAGGAGCAACCGTCATCACAGTCACAGGCGACCCAAGGGAATACTTTGAGTTGTCTGAAACAAACAGACCTTATGTCATAGAGTTCAGAGAGCCAAGTGGTGCACTCAGACAAACGTCTGGTAATCGACTTTACACTGGCACAGTGACTGCTGTCACAGCGAATACAATTACTGTGTCATTGAGTCATTCAGGTGCTACGCACAATGTAGGCGACTTCATTCACATTAAGGCTGTCAATTATACGACACCTGATTTAAGAGGTTCACGTAACATACCTCGCTTAATCATACCTGTCAAAAACTCTGACGTGTTCAACGACAAAGCCGCTCCTGAACAAGCAGTCGGACCTGAGTTCCCACCTCATGAAAACGGGGGTGTTCGTGATGATGGTAACGGTATTAAGCGAACCGATGAATACATCACGTATCTCATTTCAAAAGCGATTACAAGTTCTACGATTGACATCGGGCTCTCTGTTAATTCTTCAAACGAAAAAACGCTGGACAAAGCGTTCAGTACGTCGATTGGACAATCGTATCACGGTTTCAATACACGACTAACCATCACACAAGTGTATCCTTCTTCGCTGGGCCAATTGTCCGAGAGCATCAACACATCACTTGGTGTAGGTCAAATGCCAGTCACACAGGGCTTTTCAGGCGGACGAAGTGGTAAGCGTGTAAAGAGTGGTGGTGACAAAGTGCAGGACTTGCTGGGTATTTTGACAAACAGCAACAATTACACAACCAACCCTGACGTCAATGCAGTAGGTGACGCTCTCGATTTGGCCATTGGCTTTTTGAGCAATCAGGTCAATTCGCCTGACGCTCAGGGTGATTACATTCACGGCATACAGATTCCATACAATTCACTCGCTACCAAGGGCAAGAATTCTCTTGATAGCGATGTCGCCCAGCGAAACTTCTTCGTTACGACTGAGGGCAACACTGCTGACAAGTTAGCAACTGCTAACACAGTACATGCGTCGAGAACGTTTGCTCGTCACATGGAGGGTCATATGAAAAACGGCATTAGCGGACTGGTTACTGATTTCTACTTTGCTCGTGATGCTGAAATGAAGGCATACGACTTTACGCTGACGTTTACAGCAGCCGACATTATCTTGTGAGGTGAAACTATGGCAATACCGATTCGACTTGTTGGCGGCGTAAATGGAGAGGTCAGCACTGACCTTGTTGCTCAAAAAGTCGAAGTAAACGTCGATAGGAACGTCAGTGCGTTCCCAACGCCGAACAACATCCTCAAGCGATTTGCAGTCGATACCAACATCCCCAGAATTACTGTAGAAATAGATGGCATTTTGATTGACGATGAGGGGCTCGGCGTAGACGCTACAGGCGTTACGACCAACATTGAAACAGCGATACCCAATCGTATTTTGATTAACTTCGGCAGCATTATGCCAAACGAGCCGTTTTCTCCGTTCAATCCTGTCAGTACCGCCCATGCGTACGTCACACTCGGAGTTCGCAAAGCGGATAAGATATTCCCTTCATTTACCAATTCTACATTTCTGAGAAAAGGCGCTACCAGTACGCTGTTGGGCTTGACAGGTAGTGGTAATGCTCAGTACAAGGCGGTAACAGGTAACAGAACAGTGCCCAACGTACCGATTAGAGTGGGGTTGAAGTTTAGCGGAGCGCATAGTGTCGGTGCAACAGGTCCGCTTACAGTTGCAAGCAACTTATCTCTCAACGGTGTGGTTCAGACGATTTCTGATAACACAGACGAATTAGCAGCCACTGCCTTGCTGAACATCGGTGACCGAATCACCAAGAGCGACGGCACGTTTCTTGGACTGGTCACTGCATTGACGACAACCAGCATCACATTTACGGATGCGCTTACGAATGCTATCTCTGCAAATGACGTTGTCTACGTGACCCCCAAGGCGTTTAACAGTCGCAACGAATTTGTTGGCTATGTCACAGAAATAAGAGACATGGCAACTGGTGCAGCAGGCTCACTTTCAGAATGGCGAATTACGTTGTCAGGTAACAACGAAACTGAACTTGTCGAAGGTGACGTCATTACTGTGAATCAATCAAATGATTCAATCTCTTCTATTTTGGATGGAGAGGCTATCAAACTGATACCGAGTTATTGGTTAGAAGACCGTACGCGTAGTCCACCGAGAGGGCGACTGTCGAGCAGTATTGACTTCTTGGCCAGTGACGATGACAACCATCGACTAAACGGGATACGTTTGAAATTCAACAGCAACAAGACATCGACACTTCTTGGAGGTTCGGATTTACCTACTGTCCTTCATACTGCTACGCATTTCAGTCGAGCAGGGACAAACATCGCTGCTTCTGACCGTGTTGATTCACAGTATTATGATGCAGTCATTGACGTGCCCATCGGTGGGTTGGTCGATACAGCCGACAGCAACCCTGCTGTAAATTTGGCAAAGGTCGTCGAACAAGCCTTGACCGACAGTACGTTGCTATCGACCAACATCAGTTCGACCAAACTCACACCGACCAACGACAAGACCTTGACAGATGTATTCGATGTAGAGCGTAAGGAGTCGGTGATTATTCTCACACAAAAGTATGTTGCTGAAACTCCGATTGCTCATCCAGAAATTTTCACAGCAAGAATCAAGTCGTTGTTCAATCCACAGGTGTTTCAGTCAGACGGCACGTTTAGTACACTTGCCCGACACTCCGCAGGGGACAAGGCTCAGAACCTCATCGGATTGGTTTCCAATGCCGACAAAGCGGTAGACTTGTTCCGAGGCATACAGATTCCTTATGACAGCCTTATCACAAGTAGCGGTATCAACGGTGTGGCTCGTAATTTCTTCCTTACATTCGGTAACGTACCTGCGAGTGAAAAAGGCTCATTGAGCAACACACGAGCAGCGTCGGCATCAATGAACAACCTCATACTTGACGCTTCGGCTGTTGGGGGGAACATAGCCGATGCAGGCACTCGTGAGAAAGGACTACTTGAAGGGTTGATTGACTATGCTATTCCTGAGAGCATACAGACGTTCACTGGGTTCTTGACAAGTGCTGCTAAAGACATGTGGGTTGGTCTTGGTGACAGGAGCGTAAGTCGTCGGAATGACGGAGGGATTCGCATTATCCCAGAGAAACTTCATGTGCGATATGATGCTGGCAACAACTACTACGCATTCAATCTCGTTCTTGTTGCCACAGACTTTGTGATAGGTGTATGATATGACGCTAACAATTGACCCCGGATATGGATTGAAATTCAACGGAATTAGCGATAGCGTTCTTGTTCCTGTCAATCAGAAAACAATCCACGGAGAGCAGCAAGAAGAGCGAAAATCACTGCCCTCGTCGCTGGCTTCTTTCACGTTGGAAACATGGTTCGTACCTGATTGCGGAGGTGTCGTCTTTGAGCAAGAGAACGTTATGCGACTTACAGTAGGAAGTCCGAGCAGTCCCGCTCCAGCGACGTTTGAAATCAGCCTACGCAATCAGTCCAATGGACGGAATGCTATCTTCTCACTCAGCACAGCAAAACCAGTCACAAAGGCTAACGGTCGAATTGCTTACTGGGATGGCGTCCTCTACCCTGCTGCAAGCGACACCAACGACGGTTACTTGGCTACAGATGTTGAACGCACGAACGTAACTGCGTTTAACGAAGGCCATCGAGAACTCATCAACGCTACTGTGTTGTTCGATGGTAGGTCCATCTCTTTGCTCATCAACGGTGACTTGGCCGTTTCGCAAGAACTGGACGAAGTACACGAACTTGTCACTCAGAAGAACGTCTTGTACCTCGGAGGTAGAGGTGGTGATTTCAGAGGTACTCTTGAGGCTGTGCACTGGTCAAGCGGTGTGTCTCCTTCTGGATACCAGCAATATGCGCCTGTTAAGAGCGATAACACACTTGGACTTTGGCGATTTGAAGAGCCTATCAATCCTATCAGCCTCATCACAACGACACCTTCGATTACCGCATCGACGTCCAGTGCTACTTCGATAAACGTCGGTACGACAGCAGCACAGGCATTGGTCGATGAGTTGAGCGGTCAGAGTGGATTGACAGCGATGGATTTCACAGCAAGCCCGTACAGTCAAGGTTCGTACAAGATACAGAAGTACACGGCTACATCATCGAGTGACATTACCATTCCCAAAGTACCGTACAACATCATCGTCAATCCGTTGGGTTACAATCTCAAAACTGGTAAGCCAACGAACAAGGCACCTGAACGAATGCGCCTTCTTAGCATAGACGCCAGTGCTGGAACCATCACTGTAGATTCGATTCATTTGGACTTCGCAGGAAGTCCTACAAACGGACGTCGTGGTCCTCTTATGAATCACGATGCTGGTCGATTCGTCATCATCACAGGCGACTGCATTGTCGATACTGGGAAGGGTAACGAGCACCAGCCGTACGGTAGCGGAACGCAGTTTTCACAGCGACAGGGACAAGTCTGTATCGACGAGAGCGATTATGGAAACAACGGTATTGTCTTTTCACAAAGCATGGCAATTGACAGCCACGAATACAACAAGTTCTCAGCGAGCACGACCAATATGGGCAACGATGTGTTAGCAGGTCACTGTGGTCGGCATATTCTCAACCATGTCAAGAGTCACCCGTTCATGGGTACATTACCGCCAACTGAATCGCACGATGTCGAGAAGAAACTGGACATCGGTAGCGATGTCATTTCTGCCACATTCCCATCTCAATTTTCTGATATTCGTTCAACTGTACCGATTAACAGCGTCGTTTCAAGTTACGATACACATTCAACGTACAGAATCAAGAGTGTGGAAAACAAAGGATTTGTCAATGTCGTCGTTGAGAACGGTATGGCTGATATTTCTGAAAGCAAGCGTGCAATGCTGGCTATAGGTGGAGACAATTTTGACCCTACACCTTTCTTGCTCAAATCGGTGACTGGTAACTTTGAACAAGGCGATACCAAGTTCATGATTCCATCAACAGAGAGCCGAATCGCTACACTTTCTTTGCCTCGCCTTACGGAGTTCAACTACGCTCCTTTCATTCAAGTTCACTACAACGCTATCGACTTTTCAGGCAACAACTTCACGGTAGGTGCTACTTCAAGGCTTACTGCTAACATAAGTGGAGGCAACACAGTTCTGACGCTACAGAGCGTCAAGTGCTTTGGCAATGACGGCGAGACCATTCTTTCAAGTTCAATTCTTATTGGTGATACGCCTGCTTCGGCTACAACTGGTCATTTTGCCACCATCAACCACAGCGCCAAGACATTGACATTCTCATCAGCAGCCGACGCAGGTTTTGTCACATTGGCGACAACTGATGCGATTGTCAAAAAGACAGATGCAAGTCCTATGCTTATGGTGACCAACACCTACCCAGACGTCTCTACGGACTTAGGTAGCGGGTACCTTATTCTTGATTTGATACGTGAG